TAGCGCTTTCACTGCCGGACATAGCCTTCTGGAAGGTAGGCTCAAGACGCTCCACACTGGTATTAACGGCGTCAATCTGTCTTTGGAGGTCAGAAGCCTTCTGAGTGGTGCCGCCCATGTTGACTTCAGGGCCTGCGGTTTCGCCAGTGGGTCCAGCGTTGCGCAGCTCTTCCATAGCGGCTTCCAGCTCACGCACCTGCGCTTCAAGAGCAGCTACCTGATCCTCCGCGCCACTTGTATTAACTTCCGGTGTGAGCGGCTTTTTGAAAAGGTCCGTCAAGGTAGCTCTGAGGGTTTTCACCTCTTCAGAGAGGGCCTTGATAGCCGCAAGCAATTCAGCACTGCCAGCCTTAAAACCGTCCGAATTCAGTTCAGTATCAATGATGATAGAGCCGTCAGCCTGTCCTGCCATTTAATCACCTTCCTTCTTATCCGAGTAGCGCGTTAAGTCTATCCTTTTCTGCTTGCTCTTCTTCAGAGAGCTTTGTTTTCAGGGCGCAGATACCCTTGTTGGTGTTCCAGAATTCCCGTTCCCATTTCTCAAGTTTTTTGCCCTTTGCCTTCTTCAGGCGTATGCTCAGCACGTTTGAAAAAACGCCCTCCGAGATTTCCATATAGTAGCCCATGAAGGTCCACCAATGGACGTACTCTGCGGAGCGCGTTTCAAAACCGGCAACCTTATTGATTGCGGGGAACATGATAGCTTCGTCCTGCTCCCAATCCATGACGCGGGGCGTTTTCTTCGGGTCCTCTTCAGCTTCGCCTTCCGTGCCGTGATCTATGAAGCGGATAGCCTCTTTGAAGGCCTCTTCGTAGTCACGGCGCGGTATGGCGTCAAAGTCCTCATATAGAATGAAAAGGCAGATGTACACCTTTTCATTGTCCTCAAGGTCAGGATCAGAGAAGGCAGTAACGATTTTGAGAATATCCCGGAAGTCAGTACGGATGGTGTATTCTTCGCCGTTCACGTTGACTGTCCGGGGCAGCTCACCTATCATTACTTTCTGCCGTTCTTATGCTTGCCGGTACGGGCTGCATAGCCGTGAGTGTAGCGGTCAACACGGGAATTGACCTTCTTGACCTCACGGGCAAACTGCCGGGAAATATAGTTGCCGACAGCCTGAAGGGCATTTTCACAGTAGAAATGGCCGTTGATGGGAGAAAACGGGTGCATCTTACCGAAGAAGGCCTCAGACATATTGCCGCCGAAGAGCTTATCACACGCGGCATACAGAAGGCCTTCAGCCTCCTTCATCGCCGCAAGCTCCGCGTCGTTCTTTTCGTCCACGGTGCCGTCAGCGTTGATATTGACGCTTTCCAGCGGCGCGGTGATCTGGTCGAAGTCGTCAGCCAGCTCATTGAAACGATCAATGATACCAATATCGGTAGGACGGAAGAAGAAAACGCCGATTTCCTCACCGTGTTTGTTGCGGATAGGTACCCTAACGCTGCCGTCGTCAATGATGATCTCATTGACGTTGTTCTGCTGAATGTTCTGAATGTTGTTCTCTGCCATTGTATTTGCCTCCTATATACAAAAAATGAGGGGCAGCCTATTAAGAAATTTCAGGCCGCCCCAATGTGTAGCTTAGCTGCCGGTGGCCTCAGTGAATGTCTTAGTAGACATATCAAAGGTGCCAGCAACACGGTTGCCCGCGTTGTACACCGTAAAGGGAATCTGGACGCCGGAGGTGTCGCCGCCGACGGAGTTCGGGACCACCCAAACATCTTCTCTGTAGGCCCATTCCACGGTGCCGCTTGCGCTCAGCAGCACGTCAACCTTCGTGGTAACGCAGTCGTCACCGGTCTTGCGCTCATTCGCAATCTCAGCCAGCGCCTCAAACAGAGGATCGCCGGTATATGCGTAGAACGGATCAACCTCAGACTGCACCTCATAGCCGTTGTGCTGCACGTTCTGTTCACCCAGAATGTTTTTGTTGACCTCAACATCCGGGTTCAGCTCTTCGCTGTACTCTTCAAGGTCCTTGCCCAGACGGACATAGTTCGTGGTGCCGCCGAAGGAGGCGTCAATGAAGTGAGCAAGGTACTTACGTTCGATCTTTGCCATAATGTCAGCTCCTTATCTATCAAATTCGTTTTCGTAACTCAACCGGGCTGCTATGATCCAGTCCTCAATGCCGTCCTGATAGGCGGCATTGATATAGGCCGGAGAAGAGCGGGCGATTGACTTAATGATACGGTTTCCCGACGCAAGCGCCGGGTAGGCTTCAAGCCGGTATTCGCTGCCGTTAATGGTAACGGGCTGCTGCTCAAGCCATTTGCCCAGCGTGTCAAGGTATTCCTTGATACGCATACGCTGAGCTTCAGACTTTGGAGCCGCACGATATACCACACTGAAGGGGTATAAGCACACCTGTTTGACGTGTCCTGTCACGTCCTCCGTGTCGCTCAGAAGAGCCGCGCCCGTGGTCGGGAAGAATCCCATACCGGACGTTTCAGAGAGCGTGGCAAACAGGATATGCTGCCTGTCAGACAAGCCGGGGAAGGTGTTCAGCAGCGTGAGAAGCACATTGCTGACCGCCTCAGAGCCGTCTATGTCAATGACTGTCCTTGCGGGCATAGTTATTTACCTCCCATGATTTCTGCCACACCTTCAAGCCAGAATTGCTTGTGCAAGCGCTTTGCGTGTTCAAACCATTCAGGTACGGCTTGCGGGTTGGAATAAGTTAGGTCCCTTGCGGTGGGTATCAGCTTCGCGCCCTTGCGGAAACGAAGAATATACTCACCGGGACCGGTAGGAATTTTGCGGGGGCCTTTGCCGGTGACGGAATCCACCATCACCTTACCACGGTACAGATAACCGGCGTATGGGCCGGGGAAAACAACCTTCTTCCCGTCGTCCTCTGTGTGGGACCGCTGCTGTAGGCTGCCCGTCAGGTGGGGCATACAGGCCTTGCAATCCTCAAGGACACGATCACCCAGCCATTGCTGCGCTTTTTTGTGGCGCTGTTCAAAGGCCCGCAGGTCAAGCGTAACGTGTACGCCGCCATTGTCATACGTGATATTCGGGAAGTCGGACATACTTATCTGCCTCCTATCTCAAAATGGGGAAGCAGGCCATAATAGGCCGCCGAGGCTATCATGTACATACCGTCGTGTGCATCATTCAGGGCGTGGTACAGGCCTTCGTCATACTCATCATCATCAATGGGCGTCAGGTCCGGCCACGCGCCATCATAAATAAAATCACATTCGGGCGTAAAGGTAATGAGACTTTCAGGCGTTGCACAACTTGCG